CGAACGGTCACCAGCATCGAGGGGCTTGCGGCGGGTGTTGTCCATTCGCTGGCCACACCTTTCGTTGAGATCAGGAAGCAGTACCGCCTATTCCAGGCGGGGGCGAACGGTCCTGTAACCGGTCATTCGATCGGGAAACAGATACCGCCTGTGGCATGCAAGCCACGGGAAGTCCTCCTCAGTGGGGACTTTTCCGCCGCTACTGACAGCCTGAATCCTCTCGTAAGCGAGACGATCTGCGGTGCTGTTGCGAAGGCAGCGAGGTTCGGGGGCCCGGAATACGGATGGGCCCTCGCTTCCTTGACTCGCCACCGCTTTCTCGACCCGGCCGACCCGGCTGGGGAGGCTCGAGATCAGCAACGCGGACAGCTGATGGGATCGCGGACGTCGTTCCCAGTGCTGTGCCTCGCAGTGCTGGGATCTGTGGCGCTAGCGCACAGCGGCCTGACGCCGGCCATGGTACGAGCCCTCCACAAGTACGTGGAGGACCGCGAACACTCGCGATTCGTACGAGGCTCGTCATGGTCGGAGGAGGAAATGACCCAGAAGGCGGCGGACACTCTGTCCCGCGCCTTCCGTATGGCAATGAGGCAGCTGAACCGAAGCCGCGTTGCCATCAACGGGGATGATCTCCTCGCGATCTTCACGCCCTGGCAGTACCACTGCTGGGCGCTGTGGTGCACTGAGCTCTTTGGATGGGTGTTCAGCCCATCGAAGAACATTGTCACCGAGATCAGCGAGGAGAACACCACCTTTGGGACGTTCTCCTCTGTGCCGTTGTACCTCAACATTGCAGAGCATTCATGGTCTACTGTCCCGTGGTACAGCCCGAAAACCGTGACCGAGGTTCCATTGTTGGAGCCTTCGGGTCGTGGACCTTCGAAGCTGTCCCCAATCACGGGATCGTCCATCTCTGCCTTGATCGGCAGGGCATGGACGAACGCCGCGACTGAGGATCCTTCGGACCTCGCGCGGATCCGGGACTACATGCTCCGCAAGCTGCGCCACTACCTGGTGTCTCTGTCCGTGCCTATCGAACTGGCGCGGTTTGGCCCGGCCGCCGGAGGCGGCGGTCTTGGCCTCCCGGACGACCCAGATCCTTCCCCCTCCGCCGTCGCCTTGGCAGGCTACTACCTACGAGGACGTACTTCTACGTTCCACCGGGTGTTGCCTTCGCCGTGGACGACGACGATCGCTCCGACGCTCCCGGAGGCTAAGGCCTCACAGGAGCTGGTAGAGCGGACCTTCGGTCCGTCCCTGCGTGTCGTGGCGAACCCGGACGTTAGCACGTTCGGGCGCTACGGTGCGACGACGGATCGTTCCCTCCTCGAGGCCATGGCGGCGGACTGGATCCGCCGTCGCTGGATTTCGAGGGGGCAACACCGGAGGTTGGAGGTGGATACTCGGGTCGAGGAGCGACGCGTGAAGCGTCGTCGGGCT